AGAAGGCGCTCCAGACTTTGCACCAAGTCAGTATATACATTCGTCAGAGATACATGATAGTTATACTGATCCACACATAACTTTTAATAACTTATATCAGGAGGACGATGATGCGTAAAAAAACTAAGTATATGGCTAAAGGTGGAATGATGAGTAAAAAAACTAAATATGCTGCTAAAGGTGGTGCTGTAAAGCGTCGTCGTGGTGGTACGGTTCGTCGTAAGTCTGGTGGTAGGACTAGGTAATGGCTAAACTTTGTCCTAAAGGTAAAGCTGCTGCAAAGCGTAAGTTTGATGTATATCCATCAGCTTATGCTAATATGTATGCATCTGCCGTATGTTCTGGTAAAATAAAACCAGGGGGCAAAAAGAAAAAGAAAGTCAAAGCTAAAAAAGGAACTACTGGTGGTTTAAGAAAGTGGGTTGGTGAGAAATGGGTGGACATTGGTGCGCCCAAAAAAGATGGTAAGTTTCAACCCTGTGGTCGTAAATCTGCCAAAGGAAGTAAAAGAAAATATCCTAAGTGTGTGCCTCTTGCGAAAGCAAAACGTATGACAGCAGGTCAAAGAGCTTCAGCAGTTAAACGTAAACGAGCAAAAGCTCAAGGTGTAGGAGGTAAACCTACAATGGTAAAAACATTTGCTAAACATGGTGGACAAGCATTGGTAGCTTCTTGTTATGACTAAGCGTAAAGACCCTAAAGTAGGAACTGGTAAAAAACCTAAAGGTTCTGGTCGTAGATTATATACAGACGAAAATCCAAAAGATACTGTTAGTATTAAGTATGCTACTGTTAAAGATGCTAAAGAAACAATAGCAAAAGTAAAAAGAATAAATAAACCTTATGCTAGAAAAATACAAATACTTACAGTTCTAGAACAACGTGCTAAGTTTGCTAAGAAACCAGAACAATCTAGATTAGCTAAAGCTGCTAAACAACAACTTAGAAAGAAGCATAGAACATAATGGCTACTAGCGGTACATTTAATTTTAACCTTGATATAGACGAGGTTATTCAAGAAGCAACAGAAATGATTGGGGGTGAGAATACTCTTGGTCATGAACCTGCATCTGCTCGTCGTTCTATAAACTTAATGCTAACCGATTGGCAAAACAGAGGTGTATTGCTATGGTCTACAGAAGTAACAGCAGTTACTGTTGCGGCTAGTGTAACATCGTATGCATTGAGTAACTCTACAGTTGATGCTCTTGAAGTTGTCGTGAATAGAGATGATACTGATCTACAACTAACTCGTATTTCTTTTGAAGAGTATTTAATTATTCCTAATAAATCTCAAACAGGTAGAGCTACACAATATACAATTAAAAGAGATCGTGATAATCCTACTCTTAGTATTTGGCCTATTCCTGATAATAGTACAGATGTATTAAAGATAGAACGAATTAGTCAACTAGAGGATGTAAATAAATCTGCACTACAAAATGCAGATATGCCTAAAAGATTTCTTCCATGTCTAACTGGAGGTCTTGCATATTATATGTCATTAAAACGTCCTAATGTTCCTAATGAACGCATGGCAATGTTAAAAGCAAACTATGAAGAACTTCTTTTACGTGCAATGGAAGAAGATAAAGAACGTGCAAGTATTTTCTTTAAGCCTAAAATTAGGACTGTCTAATGGCAACAGATCGTAAAGCATTAGCAATATGCGATGTATGTGGTTTTAGATATCCACATCGAGTAATGAAACTAAATAGTTTTGGTCTGCTTGTTTGTCCAGAAGATTATGAAGGTGCCTTTGATTTAAAAAATCATCCTCAAAATAAAACTCCTGATGTAAGGGATGATACTAAAATAGATAATCCTAGACCTGATTCAGGAGGTCGTAACTTAACGTGGAATACTGCTAACTTGCTTTGGGAGGGAACTCCTAATAATATGAGTGATCAGGTTATTTCACCAGTTTGGAACAGCGCATGAGTGATTTTGATTTAACAGGTAAAAGAATAGCAGATACTTACAAAGGTTTGCTTAAACTAGCTGTAAGTGGTAACGGTGCTGTATCTACAGCTTTAACTCAAGTTGAAGGTGGAGATGGAACTAATACTGCTTTATTTGTAGCTACTAGTGCTATAAAAGTTGGTGGCTCATTTGCAGTATCTTCAAGTGTATCTGTAGGTGGTTCTTTAAAAGTTACTGGAGATGTATGTGCAAGCTCTTATTTTGGTAGTGGGCGTCATCTTACAAGTATTGTAGCAACTGGAGATACCTCAGTTAGTTCTTTAGTTGTGGCTAATAACGCAACTATCGGAGGTGCTTTATCTGTAGGAGGTGCAGTTAATCTTCTTAGTACTGCTACTGTTAGTGGAGCAGCAGGTTTCTTAGGCTCTGTAAGAGTTAGTGGTAATACTTCAGTTGGAGGTGCTTTAGCTGTAGCTGGTAATACATCTGTTGGTGGTACTCTTATTACAACTGGTGCAGCAACTTTTGATGATGATGTGTCTGTATCAGGAAATGTAAACATAGGCGGCACAGTTACTATAGCAGGAACAAATGTACAAGCAGCTAATGCAAGAGTTTGTGCCAGTGCTTTTTATGGTGATGGTGCAAATCTAACAAACGTACCTGCTAATGTTACAGGTAATATTTCAGTTAGTAATCTTCTTGTAGGAGGAACTGCTACAGTATCTGGTAATGCTACTTTTAAAACTGATGTATCTGTAAGTGGTAATTTAGTAGTAGGAGGTACTACAACAATAGTAGGTGCAGCATCTATAGGAGGTGCAGTATCTATTGGTGGTGCAGTTAATCTTTTAAGCACTGCTACTGTATCAGGCGCAGCAGGTTTTCTTGGTACTGTGCGGGTTAGCGGTAATACTACAGTTGGTGGTACATTAGATGTTGCAGGTAATACATCAGTAGGCGGTACGTTTATGTCTACAGGTGCAGCTACGTTTGATGATGATGTATCTGTATCAGGTAATATTAATATAGGTGGAACAGCCACAATAGCTGGAGCAGCTTCAATAGGAGGAGCAGTATCTATTGGTGGTGCTGTAAATCTTTTGAGTACTGCTACGGTTAGCGGGGCAGCAGGGTTCTTAGGAACAGTTAGGGTTAGTGGAGCTACAAGTTTAGAAGGTGCTGTTGTTATGGATAGCACTGCAACTGTAAGCGGTGCAGCAGGATTCTTAGGAACAGTACGTGTAAGTGGTAATACAACTGTTGGAGGCACCCTAGATGTAGCTGGTAATACTTCTATAGGAGGTACATTCTTAGCTACAGGTGCTGCAACATTTGATGATGATGCTTCAGTATCAGGTAATTTACATGTAGGCGGTACAGCTACTATCGGTGGTGCAGCGCAAATTACAGGTAATGTAAGTTTAGCAGGACAATTATTTTTAGCTAAATCAGCAGCAGCAGCTATATCAGCAACAGCTATTAATGGTATTACTTCTGTATCATTAAACTTTTCTAATGCTCAAAATTTTCTTACTACTGTTACAGCAGCACATACATTAGCTAGGCCAACTAATGCTACTAAAGGACAGACAGGAAGTATATTCTTTATTCAATCTGGCGGCAGTGGAACACTAGCTTATAATACTTGTTGGAAATTTATTGGTGCTAGTGTACCTACTTTTGCTACAAGTAATGGAGCGGTATCTAGATTAGATTATATTGTTGTATCAGTATCAAGTGATAATACTGGTGAAAATATACATGCAATTTTAACAAATGAATATGGAAATAGCTAAACATGGTTTTTTCTAATAATTTACTTTTTGGTGCAGCAGCAGCAGCTACTAGTGGTGTTACATTTGATACAACCCTGATTGGTAACTCTATCTGGTTAGATGGTTCTGGAACTAGCGGAGATGCAATGACTCGTACATGGGGAAGTGAGTCAAATCAAGACCGTTGGATTTGGGCAACTTGGTATAATCCTTCAAGAGTGATTGATGCTGTAGCAGATAGAAACAACATCTTTGCTAGTGGTAGTGGTTCAAATGGATTTTATTTACAACACACTAGCACTTCTAGTACATTTATTATATTTTGTAGAGATAATGCAGGTAATGAAGGAGCAATAAATACTAGTGAATTTTACAGAGATGTAAATTCTTGGTATCATATTTTAGTAGATTTTGATTCTGCTAATGGCACAGCTAACGATAGAATTAGCTTGTATGTAAATGGTGTAAGAGTTGGTGCTTATAGTGGAACAGCTATAGGACAGAACAATCATCTTAATACAAATGTTTCTGGACAAACGGCTAGAATAGGACAAGACCAATCTAGTACTCCTAGTAATCATATGCAAGGTTATTTGGCTCAAACAGTATTTTTAGACAATAAGTCTATTGCTAATGGTGATCTAGCTATCACAGATTTTTTAGATACATTTACATTTGGAACTAATGGTAGTCAACGTATTCCTAAATCTAATACAGATATTATTGCACTAGCAAGTGCTGCTGGTACTAACTCTTTCTGTTTAGATTATTCAGATAGTTCTAATATTGTTGATGATGCTAGTACTAAGGGTAATGATTTTACTCCTACTGGTGGAGGTTCGCCAACAATTACATCTGCTAATCAGTCAAGCAACACACCAAGTTTAACTTATCCATTGCTTAACCCACTAAGCGCTGCATTTTCAACACCTCTTTCCAATGGTAACACAACTGCATCTGGATCGTCTGGAAATGGAGATGATATTAACCCTGGCATTATTATTCCTAAAACTGGTAAATGGGTGTGGCAGATTACCAATACCACAGACGCTGATTTAATTTATGGTGTGCGTAATTTTTCAGATATGAAAGCTGCTGATTATTCTTATACAAACTTGTATGGTTTTTATAGTCATACGGGTGACTTAGTACAGGGTGCTTCTCCATCTGGATCATACTTAGACGCTGCATCTGGCAATGATGTTTATCAAATATACTATAATGCTGAAACTCGGAAAATGTGGGTTTCTGATAATGGTACAATTCCTAATTCTGGTGATCCAGATGGTGGGACAAATGAAGCATTTACCATTCCAGACAGTGGTTTTGATCTGTGTCCAACTGCGCTAGTTGGAGGAACATCACCAAACTCAACTTTTGATTTTGGTATGGATGGTGTTTCGCTTCATGCAAATGGTCAGACGTTTAAGCCATTAACATCTAAAAATCTACCAACGCCAGACTATCAAGGCATAGATTACTTTGATGCTACTATCTACGAAGGTAATGGTACTGGTCAAAGGGTAGGTGACTTTGTTCCGTTTACTAATGCGTATACTGTAACAAACTCTGTAATGCTTGATGATGGAGATAGCAGAGATTTAACATTAAATTCTTCTGCCACTAGAACCTCTGCTACAGTAGCTGCTTTTAGTCTGTGGACAAAGAGAGCAAATTTAGGAACAGACCAGCGTCCTTTAACTGTTTCAGTAGATGGTAATAATTATTTTAGTATTTATTACGGTGCAGATGATAAGCTTGATTTTACAATGAATAACGGTGGTGCTACCATTCTTCAGAGAATTACAACCAGAACATTTAAAGATAATTCTGCTTGGCACAATATAGTTGTTATTATAAATCAAGGAGAAAGCACTCAAGCAGACAGAGTAAAAGTATTTTATGATGGTGTGCAGATTCCTAATGATTCAACAGGTTTTGGTACTAATACCTGTACGCTTGATGGATCATCAGCTTTAAACTTTCTTGATAGCGCAAGCGCAGTGCATGACGTAGGTGGTGGTTTTTCTCAACATTATGATGGCTATGTAGCTGAAGTTGCTTTTCTAGATGGTGCAGATAGTGGTGCTAAACTCAATGCTTCTGACTTTGGTCAAGTAGACACAAGCACAAATCGTTGGGTACCAAAAGATATTGGTAGCTATGATTTTGGCAATACAGGATATTACCTTGAGTTTAAAGTTGCACCAGGAACTGGAAATGGTGCTGGCACAGATACATCTGGAGAAAGTAATAACTTTACTTCTAATGGATCATGGGCAACCACAGATCAGTTTACAGATACACCTTCTAAAAACTATCCGATTGTAAGCACTGACACTTTTGGAAGTGCAACTCCTACAGTAACTGAGGGTAGATTAAAAGTCACTGGTGCTGACAATGGCGGTAACCCAATTACTATGCAACCTACCAGTGGTAAATGGTATTTTGAGGTTGAGTTAGACACAGCAAATGCATTCTATCCTGGTTTAATTACAGCAGAAGGGTTAGCTTATACAGGCGCAGCACCATGGTCTGGACAGTCTTTTGGCTTTTTTTATTTTACAACTAACCCTAACGGTGCTGTTGGTAATGGTGGCACAGTTGTAAATGGATATAATGCTAGTGGAGCAATGTCCTCTGGTGACAGGTTGGGTATTGCATGGGACGTAGACAACAATCTTATTTATTTTGGATCAGCAAGTAGCGGATCAACTACATTCTTTAGTTCGGGTAATCCTGCAGCAGGAACAGGCGCTGCTCCATTTGATCTACCTAATGAAAGATTATATTTTGTAGCCACTCATGGTGGAACTGATGTTTCAACATATCATTTTATTTCTTCTGGTTGGGAAGGTGCAGCACCAACAGGTTTTTCTGAACTTAACCAAGACAACCTAGATGACACTGCATCTAAAATTACAGCTTGGGCATGGATCAAGAATAGAGATGCTACTGACGATCACATACTTGTTGATAGAGTTAGAGGTGTAGGTAAAGTTTTAAGTAGTAATGATGCATCAGCAGAAGCAACAAATACTAACACTATACAACGGTTCTTCCAAAGAGGTGTACAAGTTGGCAGTGATGCAGAGGTAAACACTGTAAACGAAAGCTATGTTCTTTGGCAGTGGTTACTAGGAGATTCTGCTACTACTGGATCAAGTATTACTACTGGTTCTCCTAGTTTGACAACAACAGGTATAGTTGCAGATGCGGATCACTTTAGCATCATAAGTTATACTGGTTCTGGATCAAATGCTACTGTCGCTCATGGGTTATCTGCTGCTCCAGAAATGTATATAGTACGAGATCGAACTGACGGTAATGATTGGAATGTGTATCATGAAAATGCTAACGCTAGTCCTGCATCAGGTTCTTTACGACTAGATAGTACTGCAGCTTTTAATACAGACTCAACTTTATGGAATGGTGTACCAACAGCTTCTCTTATTAATCTTGGAAGTTCTGCTGAAACAAATGAACTTAATAAAGCTTTCATTGCATATTGTTTTAGAAGTGTTTCGGGTGTGTGTAAAGTAGGAAGTTATATTGGAAACGGAAGTAGCACCGCACCACCGTATGTTACACTTGGCTTTAAACCTAGATGGGTTATGTTAAAAAATATTAGTGTAGCTAGAGATTGGGTAATTGTTGATACAGCAAGAACACCAACAAATACTGCTGAAAATTTTTTATTTCCTAATTTAAATATTGCAGAAGCTGCAAGAGGATCAGCAAGTGGAAGTGACTATGATATAGATATATTAGCAGAGGCTTTTCTTCCCTATACTGGAGATAGCGCACCTAATGGTAATGGCAATACAATAATATATGTAGCAATGGCAGAAATAGGCGGTAATGGTACGCTACCTCCTATATATGGTAGATAACTCAAGAAAGGAAATTAAACTATGTGGGCAAGAATTATGGGTAGTCAGTTGGTAGAAATTATTAACCAACCAAAATCCATGACAATTAATAATGTGCAATATCCTAAGTCTATTTTTAGTTTATCTTGGACAAATGAACAACGTAAAGCACTAGGTATTGTACCTTATGTATATGAAGGTAGTAAAATAGAAAATATGTTCTACACTTCTTCTGAGTCTGCACCTGTTGTTGAAGCTGATAAGGTTGTTGTTACCAGAACAAAAACTGCTAGAGACATTAATGATATTAAAGCTACAATGAAGAAGCATGTTTCTGATGTACTGAGGGGCTATCTAGCACAAACTGATTGGATTGTTATCAGGGAACAGGACAACGGCACTGCAAAGCCAGCAGACCTTGCAAAGTGGCGCACAGACCTAAGAGCAAAAGCCACCGCACTAGAGACTGCTATTAATAATAAATCAGATGTTGCAGGTCTTGAAGCTATGACAATATTTACAGAAGAAATGCGAGATGCTGGTAAAAAAGCTTCAGAGCTTAATGAATGGCCTATTAATCCTAGAGAAAGTGAATAATAATAAATGAAACTTTTAACTGTGCTAACTCTTGCTGTTTGTTTTACAATATTGCCTAGTTGTAGCACAGCACAAGAAACTTGGAAAAAAGGTGATAAAGTAGCAGCATTCTTTATATGTAAAGAAGAAAAAGATATAATGGCTATTGCTCTTGCTGACTCTAAAGGTATACAAAACTTTTCAAAGTTGTTAATAGAAAAACAAATTACTCAAGGTTGCGTTCCTCTTAGACCACCAGCACTATTTATTGTCGATGATGTAATAGGAAATTACACAGATTATAAAGGTCAAGAAACTGCAATAATGAAAATAATATCACCTAAGAATACTTTATTAACAGGTTATATAGTAGCAGTAGGAATACCAGATAAAGGAATTTAATAATGGCAAGCACATTTACAACTAATATACGCCTTACAAAACAGGGAGATGGGGATAATCCTAATAGTTGGGGGCAAGTATTAAATGATGGCGTGATTAGTTTAACTGATCAGGCTATTGCAGGTATTGCTACTATTAGTGTAGGAGCAACTACATCTGTTACGTTGACATCTAATAATGGATCAGGTGATGAAGCACGTTCTGCTATCCTACACATTAAAGGTTCAGTAGGAGGCACACATAATACTATTTCTCTTATTGTACCTGCTAATACAAAACACTATTTAATTAATAATGATGTATCCGCTAATACGACTGCTAGTGATATTGTTAAAATTAAAACTGCTGCTGGTGATGGATATGATATACCTCTAGGAGGAATAGGATGGGTTTATTGTGATAATACATCTGTTCGTCCTGTAAATACAAAAGGTTTAAATCTTGGTACAGCAGCTAGTGCAGATATAGGAGTCTGTGCAACAAATGTTCCTGATACATCTTTAGCAGATATTCGTTACCTAAGAACTTCTGTAACAGTTAATACAACTCTTCTAGGAACTAAAACTATTAGAGATGGTCAGTTTGTTATTAGTACTTCTGCTAGAGCAGTTAATCCTATTACAACATTAACTGATGCTGCATCTATTGCTGTTGACTTTTTAACAGGTAATAATTTTCTTGTAACCCTTGCAGATAACAGAACTCTTGCTGCGCCATCTAATGCTACAGCAGGACAAACAGGATACATATATATCATTCAAGATGGTACAGGTAATAGAACTTTAGGATATAATACAGTGTATAAATTTGTTAGTGGTTCTGCTCCTGTGTTAACAACAACAGCAAATGCTGTAGATATGTTAGTATATAGTGCAAGAAGTGCAACTACTATTGATGCAGTTATGCTTCATGATTTTAAGAGATAGACTATGACAGGGAAACTAGTTAAACTTGAGTTTCCTCCAGGCATATTCAAGGAGTCAACTGAATATGCTGAAGAAGGAAAATGGTTTAATGCAGATCGAGTTCGTTTTCGAGATGGTAAACCTGAATGTCTTAGGGGATATGAAACTAAGATAGATGATACCTTTGATGGTAATGCTAGAGATTTATTAACTTGGATTGATAATAGCCAAACTAAACGTGTTATGTTTGGCACTGATAAAAAGTTATTTGAGTCTCATGGTGATTCTTTGTTTGATGTTACACCATTAGCTTCTACAGTTACTTTAACAAATTGTTTTGGTACATCTGCTGGTACAACACGGGTATGTGTATCTGATAATGCTAGTAATACATCTGTAGGTAATTTTGTAAACTTTACATCAGCAGGAACAAATCTTGGTGGTAACATTAATTTATCAAATAAAACTTATGAAATTGTCTCAGTTGTAGATACTAATGTTTATGTTATTAGTGTTACAGATGCAGCAGATGCTACGAGTACACAGGCTGGAAATGCTACTTTTAATTATTTAATTTCTACAGGAACATCTACAGCCGTTGAAGGTCTTGGTTATAGTGCTGCTAAATATCAAGCAACTGTGTGTGCTTCTAATACAAGAGCCTGGAATCAACCAGCATCAGCAGGATCATCAGGATTAGTAAGACAGATTACACAATGGAGTCTTGATAATTATGGTGAAGACGTAGTTGCAAATAGACGCAAAGGGCCTATATTCTTTTTTGATACAGATGCCTCTACATCTCCCATTAGATTAACAACTGTTACAAATGCTCCAGCCACTGTTGATTCTGTCCTTGTATCACCAAACGATAGACACATTATTGCATTGGGTGCTAATGATTTAGCAGGTGATTATAATCCTATGTTGGTAAGGTGGTGTGATACAAATCGTAGAGATAACTGGACTCCTTCTGTAAGTTCTAATGCTGGAGATAATTTATTAACTGATGGTACTAGAATTGTTGGTGGTGTTCGTTCTCGTAATGCTGTTAATATTTGGACAGATAATGCATTATGGGCTATGAGTTTTGTTGGTCCTCCTTTTGTATTTAAGTTTCAACAGTTAGGATCAAACTGTGGCTTGATTGCACCACATGCTGCTGTTGATTATAATGGTGCATCTATTTGGATGGGACACGATAATTTTTATATTAATGATGGACAAGTAAGAGTTCTTCCTTGCACTGTTAGAAAACATGTTTTTGATGAATTAAACTTATCACAATCAGATAAAATATATGCAGGAATAAACTCTGAATTTAATGAGATTATTTGGTTGTATCCTTCAAATAATACAACAAATAATGATTGTGATAAATATGTAATATATTCTCCAGTAGGAAATTACTGGACAATAGGAACAACATTATTTACTACGTTTGCAGATAGATATGTATTTGGTAATACAATTACAACAGGCACATCTGTAGGAGGTAGTAGTTTATATGATAATGAGCCTATAGGATTTAATAGTCAAACAGGAGCAGGAGAAACCTTATCATCTTTTATTGAGTCTGCTGACTTTGATATTGAAGATGGTAATCAATTAATGTTTTTAAATCGAATGGTGCCTGACTTTGATTTAACAGATGGTAATATTAAGTTTTCTATTACGACTAAAGATTATCCTGAAAGTACAGAGACTGTTACTAAAGGACCGTTTACTATTACAAAGTCTACAAAGAAAATAGATTTTAGAGCTAGAGGAAGGCAAGCCAGTATTAAAGTTTCTACAGATTCAACTGAGGCTAAGTGGAGATGGGGTGCTATTCGCGTGGCATTCCAACCTGATGGAGGAAGGTAATGGCACGTTATCCTGATCTTCCTTACTTGTTGAGTATAACGCAAGAAGAAACTAGGAAAGTTTATCAAACTTTAGAAAAGTGGGGAGCAGCATTAGTTAATCAACTTGATTTACGGGATCAAGAATTAGAAGGCGCTCCTAGTACAAACATTTTTACAGTGGTAACTATTACAGATATTGGTCGTCCTCAAGGGGGAGATATAGCTTACGCAGCAAGCAGTGGTAAATTTAAAGGTTATGTTAGTACCGCTGCTTCTACAACATGGAAAGATTTTCATTAATGACTAACGAAGAATATTTTAATTTTGTAAACAACAGTACCTTGATTGGTAATCTTAATCAAGGACAAATTATGTTGCCACAACTACATAATATACAACAAAAATTTAATCCGATTGAAAATGTTTCTGGTATAGATAATAATATACAATCTAATTACGCATCGTTTGGAGAAGGCTATGATTGAAAAAAATAGAAACTTTGAAGAGTTTATGAACTTTAGAGATATGATTCAATCTGGTGATACTTTGACTAATCGTAATAAGATGCTTCAGTATATGTCAGAAAAACCTGTTATGGCTATGGATGGAGGAGGTTCTCTTAAAGCTGTAGCTGCAAAAGAAAAAGAAAAACGTATTGCTTCAGCAGGAGACTCTTTAGCAGAAGTTTGGACTGAAGCATATATGGCAAAAAGTAAAGACTCTAAAAATGAAAAAGGGTTTGATAAATTTTATAAACAACAAGCTAGGATGTCTGAAGGTGCAGATTTAGTTGCTGGTGGTCTTGCTAGTATGCCTGTAGTGGAAGCAAGTTTCGGAGGGTTTTTAAAAGATGCTGCAATAAATGTAGGTAAGTCTATTGTAGGAGATATAGCAGGTGAAGCTATTGGCACTGTAGCCGAAAGTATTAATCCTGATCTAGCAGATGCTTTAGGTACATCAGCAGGTAAAGCTATCTTTGGTGCAGGAACAAACGCATTAATTGATTATGGACTTAATGAAGTTTTTGATTATGGAGAAGGTCCAAACATTGTAGATTTTGGTGCAGATTTTGGATTTAGATTTTTATCAGATTATTTAGCTACTCCTAAAGAAGAACGAGGATATGGTTTTGGTACATTAGGTTTAGATGAAGATGAAGACGAAGCAAAAATAGATGCTATATTAGCTGCTCAGGATCGACGACGCTCAGATAGAAAAGGAGGTAAAGATTTCTTTGATAGAGTTGTAGATTATTCTAGGCTTGGCGAAGCATTTAAAGACCCTAAAGGGAGTAAGGGAGTAGGACAAATACTAGCAAGGAGTGTTGATCCTCTTGGAAAAAGTATTGTAAAAGCAGCATTAGCAGTTCCTGAAGGACAACAAGCTCAACCTCAAGGAGTACAATCAATACAGCCTAGTCAATTTGTTCCACGATTAAGTAATCAAGTTGGAGGTCTACGAGGTATTACAGTTCCTGCAAAGGTAGATAGATCAGAACTTAATCAACGTCAAATTACAGAACTAGGAACTAAAGGATTTACAATACATAAAGGTAAGCGTATTACAAAACAAGATTTGGTAGGACGTACCGAGTTTGCTCGACGTACTAAACCTCTTGCAACAGCAGCTACAGGAGGTCTTATATCTTTAAGAGATAAGGGTGGTCCTGTAGTTAGCGATGCTCAAAAAGCTTATATGAATTGGTTAGATTCAGTAGGTGGTCCTAGCGCATTAAGTAAAAGAGGTTTACGAGCACGTATTATAGATGAAGTTATAACTCCTGGTGGTCCTGAATATTTTAGTTATGATCAAGGAGATGCTAGAGGTGCAGGATTATATGATGATTTTAGATTAGACATGGCGGACTTTCCTTTTGCATATCCTGAAAATCCAGAATTTAGACAATTAAATGCTTTAGGTGGTGGACCTAGAGCAGTTCCACCTACATCAGCTAGAAGGGCACAATCTATACAAACAATAGCTCCTTCAGATTCTAACAGAGAATTTGTTTTAAGATTATTAGGACTTCAAGAGGATGATGATACTAATCTTGATCTTATAGAAGCAAATCAAGGTGGTTCTCTTATGGCAGATCAATTCTCAGGAATGGTAGGTGGAGATGGACATGGTATGGAAGATAATGTGCAAATGCCTATTGTATCTGATGGAGAACAAGTTGCTACGTTAGCAGTCAGTCCTAAAGAATATGTAGTTGATGCATACACAATGTCAGCTTTAGGTAATGGTAATGCTGATGAAGGTGCAAAGATTATGGATGAAACAATTAAATCAATTCGACGTAAAGCTTATGGTACAAATAAACAACCTAATGAGATTGATGGTTCCAAAGCTTTAAGGTCGGGTCTAAGAAGTATAGCATAAAGGAACAAAGAGATGGCGTCATCATTACTAGGTACAGGATTCTTTCAGCCACAAGCTCGTCCAGGTGGAGTCACAGTTGCAACAGAGCGTCTTGCAGAAGAGATAGCTCCGTTCATGCAAGACTACCTTGAGCGGGAGTCTGCGCTTGCTACTCTACGTTCTGAAGGTTTGAGGGATGAAGAAACTGGTGAATTAGTTCTTGATCCTGTAACAGGAGAACCTGTTGATCCAGGAGGATATAAAGCATTTACAGGACAAACAATTGCTGATTTTACTCCTGAACAATTAGCTGCTCAACGTGGTCTTGCTGGACTAGCAGGGTTTGATATTGTTACTGATCCTGAAACTGGAGAACGATCTGTAACTCAAACAGGAACTGGTTTGGCTGGCACTCGATTTGCTGATGCTGAAGCTTTGATACGTGGACAACAAGAAGAATTTACTGGTGATGTAGCACAAAGGTTTATGTCTCCTTTTCAACAAGCTGTTATTGATATTGAAAAGAGAGAGGCACAACAAAAGTTTGAACAAGATGTTTTACCTAAAGTACAAGCTGCTGCTATTCAATCAGGATCATTTGGTGGAAGTCGTGGTGCTTTACTAGAAGCAGAAGCTTTAAGAGGACAGCAACAACTTCTAGGAGATATTCAATCTAAAGGATTGCAAGCTGCGTTTTCTCAGGGACAGAAAGCATTTGAAGCACAGAAAGCTAGGGAGCGTGGGCAGGCTCAAGCATTGATAGGACTATCTCCTGCTGAAACCGCTCAACGTACAAAAGAACTTCAAGGTCTTGAGCGTGTAGGTGCAGCACAACAAGCACAAACTCAGACTGCACTTGATGAAGCTTATAAACAATTTCTTGAGGAGCAAGCATTTCCTGAAACTGTTCTTGATCGTATGCAAGCAGCAGCATTTGGTTTTCCTACTCTTAAACAAGAAGTTAGGCAAAGTCCAACTACCTTTGGTCCTTCACCATTTCAAACCTTGGCTACTAATGTCGGTGCTATAGGTACAGGTGTTGGTAATCTTTTTGGTCAACTAGGTGGTAAGAAAGCTAAACATGGTGGAGTTGTATCTCGTCGTGATGGTGGACTTGTACCTTTAGTTCGTAGACAGCGAGGTAGTATAGGAGATGACGAATTAGGAGAAGATAGTGTAATTCAACGTAGAAAACAAAGTTTAGGAGGAGGACGCGCTCTTACTCCTTTAAGTCCTAGAGGTGCAGGATTAACTAATGTACAAAGACTTCAAGCTCGTCGTAGGCAAGCTAGAGCAGAAGAAGATGTAGCACGACAAAATATTTTAGAGCAACAGCAACAAATATTAGATGCTAGAAAAGCCCGTGCTGATAAAGCGTATCAAGCAAAAATAGATAGAGAACAAGCAAGGCGTGATCCTTTTGGTATAGGTTTAAATACTACTGCTTTGTTTAGAATGTTAGGTCAGGCTTCTAATGTTAAAGACCCAAGAGGTCCACAACTTGCTGGTATAGGTCAAGAGGCAGAGAAAATAGCAGCAGAACGTATGGCTACAGACGAAAAGCTTGCTGCTGAAGATGCTCTTAGGAGAGAAACTTTACAAACTGCTAGAGAAGATGCAGAATTACAAACTGCTAGAGAAGAGATGTTGGCTAAAATTGCAAGAGAGAAAGAAGATTTAGCTACTGGTCTAACACTAGAAGAACTAGATATTAAAAGAAGAAGGGCTGAAGCAGAAAACTTAGCTGCTTTAAAAGATAAAGCTAAATACATGAGTGCTTCTGAGTTTAATGCTTTAAAAGGAAATATAGCTGAAACTATGGGATTATCCTATAATGATCAAGATGGTACTATTATGTTACCAAATGACCAACCTCTTGATACTGTAACAGGTTTTAAATTAGCAACCAGATTATTAGATGCTTTGGATGGATTTAAAAATAAAAACGCTGATGATTTTAAAAGAAGTATAACTAGGCAATTAAAAGATACTGCTCCTGATATTATTTCTCAATATAATTCATTACAAAGTGTTAATGCTAAAGGTAAGCTTGGACCTGCTAAAATAAAACTATTAGTAAATATGTCGCCTAAAGACAGGCGTAAAAATTTAGAAGATATGATTGATGATGACGCAAAAAAACAAGGTATAAAAGCAGGATTTTCAACAACTGATATTCCAAATATATTAAGAGTAATTGATATTTTAAGTAAATAAAAATTATGACAAACTCAACACAAAATTTTTTAGATACTGTAGATACTCCTTCTACTTCAGTAGATTTAAATTCTAGTTCAGAATTTTTAAATACTGTAGATGAAGAAGATACATCTCCACAACCTGTCACATCTAAAGTTGAACAAGAGATAGACAAAGAAGAAGATGATCGTTCTATTAATGATTTAATTAAAGACCCTAAGTGGATTTCATCGGGTGTAAAAATCTATGAGTATGAAGAGGGTAAACCTTTTAATGCTGCTGAATCTGGATATGATAGTCCAGGTGATTGGCTTGCAGATCGACATTCATCTTTAGCTTGGAACTTAACAGACTTAGGTCTTACTGCTGCTAAGACTGCATTAAATATAGATGAAATGCCTGATGATGTTAAACAGGCATGGGTTGACTCATTACAAGATTTTGATGCAGCAGATACTGATTTAAAATCTACACTTAGAGCATTTAAAAATACAGGTGCTGATCCTGCTACATGGGGTTCACTTCTAGCTGGATTTGGAATTGGAGGTTTAGCTAAACTTATAGGAGGTAGATCAGCTACAATAGCATCTAAGTTTGAGTTAAAGAAACAGCTTATAGCAGAGTTAGCTAAACGTGGTGTGACTGAAGGTAGTGGTAAAGCTACAGAGGAGATTGTAAAGGAAGCTCGTAAAGAAGCACTTAAAACTGTTGGTAAACAATATGCTAAAACAGGAGCAGCTTCAGGAGCAACCTTTGCTGGCGCTCAAGATATTTCAAGGCAAAGTTTAGAAACTGATATAGGTGTTATTGATCCTGAAACAGGAGAAGTTAAACAACCAGATAGATTACAAACTGCTTTAACTGTAGGTGGAGGTGCTGTTCTTGGAGGGGTATTAGGAAGATATGGTCCAGTTGCAGCAGGTCAAATAGGAAAAAGTAAAGCTATCAAGGAGATGACTGACACAATAAATAAATCTCCTGATTCTAATATAGACTTACTAGATGTAACAGAAGCTGTACCAGGAAAACCTCAAGCTCGTCATGCAATTACAGAAAGACTAGCTAAAATAAATACAGGTGCAGGTAGACTTTTTAGTTCTGCTTCTGCTCTTCCTCCAGAATTATTTAGAGCAGCTATTAAAAAATCTAGAGGTGATAGGGCAATTAATTTTGAGCTTAAAAAATCTTTACGAGATTTAAATAAAGCTGTTAAAAAGAATTTATCTGATCTTTCTGAAAAAGAAAAAGATGATTTAATTAATGGATACTTTGCAGGTAATCCTACATCAATTCAAGCAGTTGACAATATTCCTGCGTTAAAAACTCAATTAGAACGTGTTAAAGATAAAGTTAATCAAAATGAATCTGCATTAAATAATTATTTAGGATTACCTGATAATCAAAAGTTAGGTGTTCAACGTGGTGATAATGAGATATATATTACCAGAACTTTTATATCTGAAAACAATCCTTTATATTTAGAAGATATTAGTAAAGCTTTAAAGAATGAAAAAGTAGATGCAAAATTTATAAATAAAGTTGAGAATGCTAGAGAATATTTTAAGGGTTTATATGGTGATAAATATAATAAGGATGAAATTGATGGTATTATTCTTAATGTAGTAGAAAGATTAGCTAAACCTCAAGAAGGTGGAGGTATTCTTCTTAATCCATTACAGATACTAAATAATGTTGTAGAATCTTCAACAATGTCTCCTCAAGCTAAACAAGTTTTAATGAGAAAAAAAGATTTAGATGAACCTATTCTTGAGTTACTGGGTGAAAATAAAGATTGGAAAGGTAATATAAGAAATACATTAGGAAAACAACGTAGGCTTCTTAATGAAATAGAATATTTAGCTAGTGTAGATATGTTTTTTAAACAAGCTTTAAATAAACAGAATGGTGGTGAAGGTGTTTATGTTGAGCTTGGTGGTTTAATACCTAAAAAATTACCAAGGCTTCAAGCTAGAGTTATAGAATCTCTTTCTCCTACTGGAACATCTGATGCTAGTGCTGGTCTTTTTACTCTTGTTGAAAAAACTTTAGGAACAGATTATACTAATAAAAAAGGTAATCAAATATCTTTATTAAAAGATATATACACCTCTCCAAAAATGTTAAAGTTTATTGAGGGAGGAATAGATTATTTTGGTCCAACTACTAAAGCCTTGGGGTCAAGTGGTTTTGGAAGATTTGTACAAAACGCTGCTGCTTTTGGACAAGCAAGCCAAACTATACTTGATATTCCTGCATATATTGTAAATCTGTATGGAGCAGGGCAATCTTTTTTATCTAATGGTCATTTATTTAATTTTGCTAAAGGTCAAGCTTGGAAAAAATCAGGACAACAGTTACGGAATCAATACTTTGGAACTGACGAAGCTGCTACAAAATCTTTATTAAAATTAAAAGAACAAGGTGTTATTGATACTGATCTATCTGCTGAGATGATTCAGTCAGCAGTAAATAATTTTGGTAGAGATGCTATGGCAGAGTTTAAAGATAGACCTGTACGAGCAACTCTGCAAAGAGGACTAAAAGGATATCAAAAAGGATTAGGTTATTTAAGTGAAGCTTATGGAGCTACAGATACTGTTTCTAAAATAATGGCTCATAGTTTTGAATTACAAGACCTTAGAAAAATTTATAAAAATGAAATAAGAGATGGAAGAATTTCTGAGGATGACTTGTTTGCAAAAGCATCTGAAATAGTTAGGGATACAATGCCGTCTTATAGTGTAGCATCTCCTTTTGCTAGGCAGCTTAGTAGATTACCTATAGGTACATATGCTTTGTTTCCTTCTGAGATAATACGAACACATAAAAATATTATTAAGAATGGTATTAATGATATTAAACAACTTAATAATCCTGAGTTAAGTACAGAAGCTCAAAGAGGTTTAGCTATTCGAGGTCTTAAAAGATTAACAGGGTTAACTACAGTAACGTCAGGTATTGGATATTATACAACTCAAAATAATGAAGAGTATGGTATAACTAATCAAAATAAAAGAGTTCTTAATATGCTTGCACCTGATGGTTGGGGTAAAGGACAAAATCAATTTTTCTTGGAGGGTATGATTCAAGAAGGTAATGGACCTATCATGACTCGATTTGCAAACTCTTCACAGTTTGATGCTGCTGATATTTTAAAACTACCTATAAGACAAATAACAGCTAGGTTAATAGCAGGAGATGATGTAAAAGATTTTGAAGTAGATGAGGCTATAGGTGCGGTATATGATTCTATAACAGGTCCATATACAAGTCCTAAATTTTTCTGGGATGGTCTTGGAAGAGCTTTACTTACACAAAAAACTAA